GCACAGATGTAGAACCAGAATCACCTAACCATATGCTGGTTAGTTTAAATGGTATCCTACAAGCTCCTACATCATCCTTTACAGTGTCCGGGGCCACTTTGACGTTTGCCTCGAATCTCGCTACAAATGACTCGATCGATTTTGTCATGTTACTAGGTAACGTGCTCGACATCGGGACACCTTCGGACGGGGTAATTACAGAACCAAAACTTGCAGCGAACACTGGCGGTATAGTAGACTGGCAAGCAGTAGTTACTGGTGCTACAACTATGGTTGCAGGTAGAGGATATTTTGTTAATACATCTTCCTCTGCATTTACAATGACACTTCCATCTTCAGCAGCACGTGGTGACGAAGTACATATAATAGATTATGGTGCAACTTTTGATACTAATAACTGTACAGTAGGAAGAAATTCACACAAGATTCAAGGAGCTTCATCAGATTTAACAGTTGCAACAGAAAGAGCAGCCTTTACACTTGTGTATGTTGACGCAACACAAGGGTGGTTGTTAAAAGAGAAGTAAGATGGCTAATTATAACGCTGTCAAATACAACGTACCCTACAGTGACGGAAGCGCTGGTTGTTTAAGATTAATTAAAACTTTAACTGCTAGTTCTAGCAGTACTTTATCTTTTGTTGATGGATCATCTGACGTTGTTTTAGATTCTACTTACAAAGAATATTTATTTATTCTTAACAATATTCACCCATCTAATGATGGAGTAGCCTTTCAATTTAATGGAAGTGCAGATACAGGTAGTAATTACAATGCTACTAAATCTACTACTTTTTTTCAATCATATTCTGAAGAAGATGGTGGTAGTGCATCATTTGGATATGATACTGGTAGTGATATAGCACAAGGAACAGGGTTTCAAAATTTTACATCTGGTTCTTCAGCAAACAATAATGATGATTGTTTAGCTGCAACTGTTAAATTATTTAATCCTAGTTCTACAACTTTTGTAAAACATTTTTTAATTGATGCATCAACTATAAATTCATCATCTGATCCTAATATATCTCGTAATCATATTAGTGGATATTTTAATACATCATCAGCCATTGATGCTATACAATTTAAATTTGCAAGTGGTAATATAGATGCAGGGACCATCCAATTGTTTGGAGTATTATAATGGCTAATTATCACGACATAAGATACAATTTTGCAATACCTACTGAAGCTGATGTAGGTGCTATAACTTTAATTAAAACTATAACATCTACTACAGATACAACAATTAGTTTTGTAAATGGTAGTTCTGATGTTGTTTTAGACAATACTTATAGAACATATATTTTTAAATTTATAAGTTGTCATCCATCAGGAAATGGACCAGTTTTAATGTTTAATGCTTCTGATGACACATCAAGTCATTCTTATGATTTAGCAAAAACTACAACAGGGTTTTATGCAAGACATGACGAAGATGGAAGTGACGGAGGACTTACATATGCTAATGATTTACACAATGGAACGGGTTTTGCAGAATTAAATGTTGGAACAGGTGGAGATAATGACCAATCAGTAAGTGGTGAACTTTGGCTTTTTAATCCATCGTCAACTACATTTGTAAAACACTTTATGGCTAAATCAAGTAATAACTATGAAACAGATGCTAGTTTTGTTCAATATTTATCAGGTTATATTAATACAACAGCAGCAGTTACAGCAATACAATTTAAAATGGGTGATGCCCAAACAAATGGAACAATTAAACTTTACGGGATAGCATAATGGCAACATATTCAAGTATAAGATATAACATGGGACTTTCAAGCAGCACGACTGGTGGTGGTAGTTTAAAATTAATTAAAACTTTAACAGCTGATGGATCAGCAGCAACTTTATCTTTTGTTAATGGTAGTTCGGATGTAGTATTAGATTCTACTTATAAAATATATCTTTTTAAATTTACAGATGTTCACCCAAATGGGGATGGAGATATATTAAGAGTTAATTTTTCTGATGATACTTCAAGTCATGCTTATAATTTAGCAAAACAAACTACTTATTTTAGTGCAAGACATGATGAAGATGGAAGTGATGGTTCTATGGCTTATCACACTGGTCCAGATTTAGCAAATGGAACAGGAACTCAAGATTTAGCTGCTGGAATATCAAATGCTGCAAATGAAGCATGTTTAGCTGGAGAAATGTATTTATATGATCCAAGTAATACAACTTTTGTAAAACATTTTTATTCAGTGTGTAGTCTTGATTATGGAGGAAGATCCTATTCATTTCATGTAGGTGGATATGTTAATACTACGGCAGCCGTTACTGCAGTGCAATTTACTTTAGGATCTCAATGGGATGCAGGAACAGTTAAACTTTATGGAGTATCATAATGGCAATTAAAGCAGCAAACGATAAATCAATGTCAAATATCACGGCACTGCCTTCGGGAGTGAGTGCGAAGAGTTTGATATTGTTATCTACACAAACAGCTTCAAGTTCAGCTGCAATATCTTTTACATCTAATATAGATTCTACTTATAAAGAATATGTATTTAAATTTATAGATATTCATCCAGCTACTAATGATGCAAATTTTTCTTTTAATATGAGTGCAGATAGTGGAAGTAATTATAATGTTACAAAAACCACAACATTTTTTAAAGCTAATCATGATGAAGCAGGTTCTAGTACAGATTTATCTTATTATACTTCTGGAGATATAGCTCAAGGAACAGGATTTCAAAATATAAGTATGGGTGTTGGATCAGATAACGATCAATGTACTGTTGGGTATTTACATCTTTTTGATCCATCATCAACAACTTTTGTAAAACATTTTATAACTAGAACACATACAACAGAAAGCTCAGATATAGCTTGGAGTGGTTTTACTGCTGGATATGGAAATACAACATCTGCTGTAGATGCTGTTCAATTTAAATTTTCTAGTGGCAATGTAGACGCCGGGACGATAAAAATGTATGGAGTAGTGTAATGGGAAGAGGACCAGTAGGAGAACCAGCAATAATTAGATATGTGAACAACAGTCTTGCATCTGTTACAGATGTTTCAAACACTGATGCTTCTATGATTTTAATTAAAACTTTAACCGCTAGTTCTAGTGATGATTTATCTTTCGTTGATGGAACTTCTGATGTTGTGTTAGACAATACTTATCCTATTTATAAATTTGTATGGACTAATGTTCATCCAGCTACAAACAATGTTAGATTTAGTTTTCAAGGAAATGCCGCTGGTGGTAGTGGTTATAATGAGACTATAACATCTTCAAGTTTTAGATCATATCATGCTGAAGCAGACAATGATACAGAAGTTGCTTATGAAACTGGATCAGATCAAGCACAAGGTACAGCATTTCAAGTATTAGAATTATCATCAGTTGGTAATGGAAATGATGAGGCTGTATCTGGAGAATTATTTTTGTTTAATCCATCATCAACTACATTCGTAAAACATTTTATAAGTAGATCAATAGAAAATGCTGCAAATGATTATGCTGTAGAAGGTTATGTTTCTGGTTATTTTAATACAACTTCTGCAATAGATGAAATTCAATTTAAAATGTCATCGGGTGCAATAGATAGCGGGACGATAAAATTATATGGTATAAAAGATTCATAATGGCACTTGTAAAATTAAATAATCGTGGAGTTCGGAATGTCTCAGCTTTTGGTTCTGTAGGCGGCGGGTCTATGACTTTTATTAAAAAACTAACAGCTAGTTCTAGCGGTACTTTAGATTTTGTTAATGGTACAAGTGATGTTGTTTTTGATTCTACTTATAAAGAGTATGTGTTTACGTTTAAAGATTTACATCCCTCTGCAAGTAATCCTAATTTTGGATTTCAAGTAGATACTGGAACTAATACATCATACAATCAAACTATTACATCTACTTATTTTGCTAGTTATCAAACTGAAGATGGTGGAACTACTGCTGTGTCTTATATAACTGGTCAAGATCAAGCACAAGGAACAGGATTACAAACTTTAGCAGATCAAATTGGCAATGGTAATGATGAAAGTTGTGCTGGTACTTTACGTATATTTAATCCAAGTTCTTCAACTTTTGTTAAACATTTTATGGCTAGATGTCATGGATATAATGGTAGTGATTATTCTACAGATTTATTTTGCGCTGGCTACGTTAATACAACCACAGCTTTGACAAGAGTCCAGTTTAAATTTGCATCAGGCGACATAGACGCTGGGGATATTTGCCTTTACGGCATTAAATAATAATGATAAATAAACACAAAGGAGAAAACTATGCCAAGATATCATAATATAAACG